TTTATCCAATTATGCGAATTTTTTCGCCAACAATTCAACAATCTCTTGGCCCGTTAGTGGTGTTACCAAGCATCCTTCGCAACGCTTTAAGAAGTATTATTTTCCCAAACCGAAGGGTAAGGTTATGTTGAGTGACTTTGACAATAGTCGTCCTGCCGCACCAGTTGATTTTAACTATGTGGTTCATACTGTCATTTTATGTAAGAACGCTGGCGGTTCTGGCGCACGCAAGTCCCTCCATTGGAACGTTCAAGTAAATGGTTCTACTGCTTATATGGATATTTAAGAAACTGCGAATAGGCAACGCAAGGCGGAGGAAGCAACGCTGACGACTATAAAATAACTTTGATTTAGAAACTTGTTAGCTTCATGTAAAAAAATAACGCCTGTGTTGGTCGATCCGACTCTAGGAGGACCGACCAATTTTGTTTATAAGAATTAATTTATTAATAAATAAATTAATTCATACTCATTCAAAAAAATCCATTTCAGGAATTACAACTGGATTAATTTCTCTTATAACCCATCTATCTCCCGATAGTTTGTTTATATTAGGCGGTTCGTTAGCAAAAACGAATACGTGTGGGTTTGCCCCACATATCATACCTCCTTCATATTTTCCAGAATAAAAATACATATCTTTTACATTTTCAATACCTTCATATGAGATATAATCGCAATCAAACGACCGTGGTACATTTATTAGCACCAGTTCAGGTGTAGAACCGTTAGTTTTTGAGTATTCTACAACTCCATTTCTCATATCAGCACCTTTTCCTCCTAATGCTATCGCTCCGTGCTTCACTGTAAGGTATTTACAGAAACTGGTCTTACCCAAGTTTCCAACCCCCCAATACCAATATATAGTTCTATCATCAGGTTCTTGCTCTATTATGGTAAGAATTTCTTTTTCCCAATCAAAATCAGGAGAAATCAACTTTATTGTAAGGGGTACCCCTTTGGAAAAACACACTTTTCCGTCTTTTTTACAGTATTCAATGTTTGACTGCTTGTTGCCTCTTGCTTTCTCCCAATGAATTTTAGAATTAAGACCAAGACTTTTTGGTCGTCGTTTTGTATGGAATTCTAAATATCCTTGAAGATGAGGAGTTTTACACTCTGCTCCGATTTCTTCCCCAATAATGACAGTTTTGCATAACTCGTCAAATATTGGAACTATGGAACTAATGTCCTCGTTTTTGTAATTATTAAAGGTAAAACACCACCTTTTAGCAGGACTAATTTGTTTAGTAGGGGGAGAGTTTAGTATTACCTCTCCCCCAGAATTATCGGAACTATTGGAACTATTGGAACTATTCATTTATAATATACCCGAATATAATTTATTTATATCCTTTTTTTTTTTATTAATATAATATAAGAATATGGTTTATATTCGTAAATACTCTGGCCCTCTTCAAAAAGGGAAACGTTCTGCTTACGTTAAGGGAACTCGCACGCAAGCGAGACGCCCGACATACAAGAAACGCAGTTCAGCCGTTAAGAAAAAATACACTACTTTTAATCGCCAGATGGTTAGATGGAATTCTCAAAATAGTGAGAAAAAGATTGTTCCCTACAAGAATTTTACCAATGGTGTAGGGGTTAATTTCCTTATAGAAATACCAGGCGAAGCACTTCCAAACGTTGGACTCACTAATGATAACACTTCGTGTCTTGTATTACAAACTGGTGATGAATTAACTGATGCGAATACCAATTTGAATCAAGCTACTGGTATGCCTACTTGCACGGCAATAGTTGGATATAATTTTCCTCCTTATGCTTACAATGATACTTCTACTACACCCCCAACTACTGAAATTAATAAGAATGGTGCTACTGGTAAATACATTAACATTACTTCGTCTATGATAAATCTTAATATTAATATGGACCCACTAATAGATAGTGGTGATGGCAACGACGTTGCTGATGCTATAATGCCTCATCAATTCAGAATTATTCAAGTTAAGGCAAAACGTTCAAACTCTGTTGCTTCTGGAATCGGACAAGTTGCGGAACGCGAACCTGATTTAGCTTCTAATTTGTTTATCAATGAATCAGGTGTTGATGCTGGTTTAGCTACCGATATGGCGGCACAAGACCCTTTTACTTGGTTCGTCAATAAAAAGAAATGGATGTGTTTAAAAGACGAACGATTTACTTTATCCAATTATGCGAATTTTTTCGCCAACAATTCAACAATCTCTTGGCCCGTTAGTGGTGTTACCAAGCATCCTTCGCAACGCTTTAAGAAGTATTATTTTCCCAAACCG